CAGACTCAAATCCTCCGGACTGAAGGCCCGTGGGAACATTTATTCCAAGCCTGTCAGAAAAACTTGATTTCAATATACCGCTTCCTGTAACATCAATAGAAACTCCAGTTATATCTTTTCTAGTTAGAGTTACTTTATTTATTTGCAGAAGCTCTTTCCCTGTTATGTTTATTCTCTCCCCAGTTAAAACGTATCCTAAATCTGTGCCAGAAATAGAAGGAGTAACTCCTATTACGTTAATAGTCACTCCAGACGGATATATGTCATTATTATTACTGTATAATGAAACTGTGTGATCTCCCTTTTTTATAGAAGAAGGAACTTGTCCGCTTATTGAAGAATCGTTTATAATTTTAAATTCGTTTGCATCTACATCACCTATCTTCACTTTCACTCTATTAGTGCCAGAATTAAAATATAATATATCTTCAAAAAAGTTTTCGCCCTCTATAGTAATTAAGTTCCCTGCTATTACTCCAGACGCCGGGACTATCCTTTCTATATTAGCCAAATGGGAAACGAAAGCCTGCTCTACATTTCCTGTGACTGCTGTATCGTCGGATAGCAGCAAAGCTATAGGTCCGCTTGTTTTACCAGTGGGAACATTTGCTTGAAAAGAATTTTCTGACGAATTAAATATAGCCTCTCCAGTAACCCTATTCGGGAATCTCAATCCAGTCACGCTAGCGAAGCTGCTCCCACTGACCGTTATAGGCTGACCGGGTACCTGAAAAGAGGGAGACACAGAAACGACTTGGGGAACTGCTACGAAATTATTAGGAGAAATACCACTGTTGAAATTTGAAGCGCTAGGCCTAATTGAAGAAGACACGCTAATCCCCGTAGCTTCAGCTCCCACAGGAACAGTGACTTCTATTTCTCTGGAGGACCGAACTTTAAAAGAAGCTTGTGTTTGTCCAAAATTTACATTTGTTACTCTAAAAAAGTTTTCTCCTGTTACAGTTATCGTGTCTCCCGCTGCTGCTTTAGGGTTTTCTAAATCGCCTACTTTAATAGCGTCTCCCGAAGCTAGTTCTATGGTTGGCTGCGTTCCTTCTATTGCTTTGGCCTCTCCATCATTTGTTATAATAAAAATTTGGTCTTGAGAAGCTGCAGAGGCAGGAACAATTCCTTTAATACCTGTCGTGCCTTCAAAAATTAATCTATCACTATTTATTCTCGTAGACCCCCAGAGTATATGGCTGGCCTCGGTCAAATTAGTGCCGCTTAATAAAAATCCTGAGTTTGGAAAAAATGAAGACATGTTATATTACTGGTTGATTTATTGGAATAGATTCATTTCCATCATCATCTTTAAACACGGGCCTCGCTATAGGAGTAATCGTAGCAGCTACTAAAGTCCCTACTGCAGTAGCGTTTGAAACTATACTCAGTTGATGAGATACTTTGTTATCTACAGAAGTTCTAATTGACCTACTTTGTAAAGCGCCGAAACAACTAAAGCTCTCTTGAGAGTTAGTATCACTATGATTAAACAATTTTATTGTAAACTTGGAATCAGCGCCGCTAAAAGGAACATGCCCTGTAGGGTTATCAACTTCTAACCCCATAGAGACATTTTTTTTGCCAAAATAAATTCTGTCAGGAACAGTTTTGCCTGCCGAATAAACAGGATTAATCTCGCTAGAATAACTGTATGACATATTAATAAAATCGTTTATTTCACCTATATCATTACTTGAAGCATTTTCAACTTCAATATTTTTACAATTCAGTACCTTTTCTTTAGGAACAAGTTCTTCTGTCTGAACAAAATCTCCGCTTAGATCATCAAAAAAAACAACGGTAGAATTAGCTATTACTGGTTGGTTTGGCTGAAAATTTATATCATAAGACCTTAAATACCCGCTTTTGAAAATCATTCCGCCGAAGCTGCCCGAAACAAGTGCGCCTTCGTTGCTTCTATTACCTGCTATTTTTTCTCCTTGGGTAGTAATAAAAGCTTTTATGCCATCTAAATTTCCTGTCAAGTAGTGGCTAAATGTTAAAGTAGACCCTATTCCTGCGTTGGCAAAATAATTCCTAGAGTGCCTTTGTCCTGCATCGTATCTTGGATCTATAGAAGCTTGAATATCTAAAGAGCACTGGTCTGCAATTATATTCAGGTCATTTAAATTAAGCTTCGTGTTTTTAGATGAAAAAATCATTAATATACACTCCTTATCTGTTTAGTAGCGTTTACGAGTCCTCCGGCATCAACGGAAACTTGAGTATTATTTAACACTGGTTCATCCATTTTTAGCTGCATAGCAGTGCTTCCGTCTAAAGCTTTTATATTTAAATTAAAATTTTCATTTTTTCCTGTAAAAGCCATTCCGCTCGCTTGATAAACATTTTCTGTAATAGAGGCTTCTTCTTCTGCTGAATGATATAAAAAAGAAAAAGGAAACTCTTTTCCTAATTTATACACAGGCTCATATTGAAAATTTAAAGAATAGTCTACAGACTGTATTATACCTGTTTGATCTTCGCTAGTAATAGTTGCAGGAGAACTTGATGTTATAAAAGAGGAGTAAGCGGAATGACCTACTGTTCCGGCCAACGATTGCTCTTCCTTGTCTCCTTCGGTTGCAGTCAAGCTGCCACTTACAGGTATATTTTCTCCAGAACCAAAAAGTTCAAAATTTACATCGCATTCAACAGGAGAATAAGGGGCCAAAGATAAAGAATATGATGATAGCAATCCTTCTCCGCTAATGCCTCCAAATACTATGTCTACCCCAGAAGCAATAGATTGTTTAGAATTTTTTAACTCATTAGCTAGCTCATTTATAATGTTAAAACTGCCCGTAGTTTCTAGAAATGTATCTGTTATGCCTGTTAACACGGGCGTATAAGAAAAAGATATACTAGCTGTTCTGGCTCCTTGAGGAGTTTGCTCTGCCGTCCCTTTAAACCCTATTCCTTTAATTGGCCTTAAATCAGCCGCTTCACTTAAAGCGCAGTTATAGGCCAGTATAGTTTCACTACGATCATTATAATGTATCGTAAGCGGAACTTGATCGTATCTTATCGTAGCCATGTTATCGAAAAATAGTTCCTTTTAAAGTAAAAGCTATGCTTGCTGTTGACTCTGTGTTTATTTGATATTGTTCAGATACTAATAACATGTTATTAAAAGAAAAACTTTGCATGCTATTATTTTTACTATTTTCGTTTATAGTTAAGCTTACATCTCTAAACACGGTTTCTTCTGGCACGAATCTCATGTTTTTTATTTCGTAATCATCGGGCTGTATGTTAAATTGAAGAGTGACGTCTAATGGGGAATCAGAAACTACTTCGGCAGGAGTTCTACCAGCGAAATCGTAGATAGGAGTTCTTGGTGTTTGTATATCTAAAGAATAACTTATTACTCTATTTGTGTTAAATTCATCTAAATCTATGTTTATAGAGTTATATCCTGCGGTTTGTATTGTCGTATCATGAGGAGAAGAGCTAGAAGGGGTAAAAAATTCTCCTGTCCCAAGTTCACCGTAAACTTCTGCTTGCATGCCTAAAGTTGGAATTTCTCCTACTGAACAAGAAGATGAGTACGAGCTTAGATAAGCTTCTGTAAATTGAACTTTTTTATTTTTATAATCTATTTGGCCGCTAAAAGGTATCGCTCCAGTAAACTCCAAAAAGAAATCATCGTATACCAAAAGACTTTCTGCTGAAATAGACGCTGTTTGAGGTGATGATGGCGCATAGATCATGTTTTTATGCCCCAAGGTGGAGATGGGCTGAGCAGTGCTCTCATAGCCGAAATTCAAACTCTGGACCCCATTGACTCCAGTGCCGTTTACCGCTAACTTTTGCTCCTCTCTCCTTATGCGTGATAACATTTACATTATTTACACTTTTTTAGTGTAATATTTTGAGAGGTATAAGGAAAAATGGCTGACGAAAATAGCATTTATAACATTACGGAGTATAAAAACGATATAACGTATAATAAAGACGAAGTCGTTGCTGTTTTCGAGCGTTTTTCAACATTCAGCGTTCCTAAATCAGTTAAATACTACTACAGTAAATCAAACAGCAATCAAGGAAATATCCCAGTTTCTGATTCTGCTTTTTGGGGCGGTATAACTACTAGAAATGGAGCAGACAAACCAAAATTTATTTGGTCTCCTTCTTATAATTTTTCTGTTCAGCATGAACCAAGAACTAATACAATAACTTTTGGTAATGGCTATCAACAAAGATTTAAAGATGGAATTTACAACAACTTATTAAAGTTTTCTTTGAAGTTTGAGCATAGGGACACGAAAGAAGCTAGAGCTATAAATCATTTTTTAAAAGCTCGGGATGGAGTTGAGTCTTTTATATTCGAAAATATTCCAGAACCTCATAATGATTTGCAAAATGGGGGATATACAAAGATTTTTGTTTGTAAGAGCTGGACGAGCGAATTTGTTTTTTATAACAACTATACAATAACCGCAGAATTTGAAGAAGTTAATAATTAATGCCTAGTGACTATAGTCAAATACCAAAAGACCAAGCTAAGTCTTCTATAAAATCTCTTTCTAGGGAACTTGGAAACCTAGACCCTTCTACTCTTTTGTCTTTTTTCGAGATAGACCTTTCTTCTGTAGTAGGCTCTATTAGTTCTAGTTTAATAAAAGATTACGCAGAAGTTAATCCTTCTCTACCGAACTTTGAAGACTCAAAAGATAATATTTTAAGATTTCATAACAATATCAGAGTATTTAATTCTTTTATATTTTGGCAAGGAAAAACTTTTTTTCCCGCTCCTATTCAAGCAGAAGGATATGAAATAAGTTCTAGAGGAATATTGCCCACACCTAGGCTAAGCATGTCGTCACGAAGCGACCAAGAAACTGAAATCCTCTCTCTTATCAGAAGGGCTATAAGAAAATATGGAGATATAGTTGGAGCTAAAGTAACTAGAATTAGAACTTATGCAAAGTTTTTAGATAAAAATAATTTTGCAGATATTGCCAAATATGACGGGACCGACGGAAGTTATCTTTCTGCTTTTCCTGAAGGATACGAGCCTGACCCTTACGCTGAACTTCCAAGAGATATATTCTTTATCGAAAGAAAAGCTTCTGAGTCAAAAACTGCTATAGTTTATGAGCTAAGTTCCTCCTTGGACGTCGAAGGAATCAAGCTGCCTAGAAGAACAGTTCAGTCTAGAAAGTGCGGATTCACTTATAGAGGATGCGGGTGCTTTTACGAGTCAGCAAAGCCTGAAAAATTAAGATTTAATGAATTAACTCCAAATATCATGCCTAAGACTGATCCCGATGAGCCAGACCAACCATTACCGGGACCGGGTACTACAAGCGAACTTTTAGCCAAGTGTCAAATAAGAGATTCAGAGCTTAGGCTACCTGAAGACGCCCCTCCTGTCGCCACTATTAAAAATGAAAATATCGATCAGAGCCAATTAACTAACCAAGGAGAATGGAAGCCTGAAAAAAGTTATAACCAAGGTGACTATGTTTTTAAAATAAAAGACAATATAAAATATTATTTTGTATGCAAAGCGCCCGTGCCTGCCGGATCTTCAAAAACAGAATACAACCCGCCGAATCCTGATTACTGGATTTCTGACATGTGCTCTAAAACCTTAGAAGGATGCAGAAAAAGATGGGGGCCGCAAGGAGGCGTGGTTATTGGCGGAACTGAAGACTTCGTAAAAGGCCAACTGCAATTTGGAGGATTTCCAAATGCTACTAAACTTGAACAGTCCGCAAGATGATTAATAAATATATTAAAAATTATATAAAAAAACACGCTCTAGAGGAAAATCCTAATGAGTGCTGCGGATTGATTTTTGAGTCTGACGGAATTATTAAAGCTTACAGAGCTAAAAATACATCGACCGATAAGAAAAGGTCTTTCGCTGTAGACACTGTAGATTATTATAAAGCCTCGTTATTAGGTGACGTGCAAGCTATATATCATTCTCATTCCAACGGAAACCCTGACTTTTCTATAAAAGATAAGGAGGACAGCTTAAAACATAAAATTAATTTTGTGTTGTATGATATATATTCGAATACTTTTAAATTATTTGACTATCAGAAAAATAAAGAAGAAGTCTTAGAAATAGATTTTGAGTGGGGTAAATCAGATTGTATTTCTCTCGTTCAGAAATATATAAAGAAAGAAAAAGGATACGATTTAATACTGCCGGAAGAGCTTAATAGCAGAGACTCTAAATGGGTTAACAAAAATTTAAATATCGTCTCGAAAACTTTTGACTTAAATAAAGATGCTTGGACGCAAGTTAATCTTTTGTCTATTCAAGACTTGAAAAATTGCGATATTTTGTGTTTTTCTCTTAAAAACAATATAGACCATTTCGGTATTTATACTTCTAACGGCATGTTTTTGCATCACCCTATTGGTAAAAAACCAAAGAGTGATAGCATAGAAGAATACTATAATAGTTTGACAAAAGTGTATAGATTTAAAAAATGAACGACTCTTTAACTACAGTTAAATTTCATGGGGATTTAGGTAAAAGTATCGGAAGAGATACTTGGAAGCTGGCTGTGCAGTCTGTAGGAGAAGCTATAAACGCTGTAGAGAACCAGTGCAAAATACTCTGCAAAAAACTAATGGAGAACGACAAAAAAAATATAAAATACAGAGTTTTAATCAATGGTAAGGATTTTGTTCACGATAATGAAAAAGATATAAACAAATTTGAAGGCTTAGAGACTTCTGAGCTTGTGATGAAAAGAGAAATAGAAACTATAGATATTATTCCAGTAGTCGAAGGAGCGGGAGGAGGAGATGGAGCAGATATATTTCAAACTATTATAGGAGCTATTTTAATCGTAGTTGGATTTATTCTATTACCTACAAATCCAATACTTGGCTCCGCTTTTATAATGGCAGGTGTCGGACTCATGGCGGCAGGAATAGCAAATCTTCTTACTCCTATGCCTGAGTTTGATGACTTTAGACAGATAGAAGGCGGCGGCAGGCCATCTTATCTTTTTTCTGGACCAGCGAACGTCATCAGAGAAGGCGGTCCAGTGTTCGTGGGGTACGGTCAATTATTAGTAGGCAGTCAAGTAATCCAATCCACTATAGAAACTGTAGATGAATTAAATGGTAACTTTATGAACGAGCAAGCTGATAAACTTGCGTTTATTCCATTTCCTAAATATTGGGGCTTTGAGGGCTATGGTTTGGATTATGGAAATGATTTTCGTGGAGGAATTAAGGGAGATGAAGAAATGCGACGTAGGGCTAAGATTGTCAGTGATAAAACTTTGCTAGATGGATGTGGACCAGCTGGAAATCCTACGGTTGGCGGCAAAAAGTCTGTGCTAACTTCTGACGGGGACGATTATATAAACTTTTCAGAAGAAGGACTGGAAGGACATGAAGATGCAGACGGATTCAGAATAGTAAACGGCAAACGGGTATTTGTAGTCGATGAAGGCTATGGTTACGATTAATTATTATGGGTAAAAGAGATGAAAGAACGGCAAGGCCGCCCATTCAAGACGAAGCGGGAGTTTTTCGCACCGGCGAAACTGGCTTATTCTCAGCAAAGAGTCGTGTTAACGTCGCAGATTTATTAGGCGAAGGAGAGATAGATGGAATAGTTAGCGGTCAATATTATTTTGAAGGAAATGCAGGAGACATAGGTTATCATACTTGTACCTTTAAACCCTATAGCGCCCTAGACGCTTCTGGTAATTGCGATACAGAACTAGGATACCTTAGATCTGTTTACTGGAACAACGTTCCTGTGGTTTCTAAAGATGGCTTTTATAATTTTCAAGAAGTCAACTTACAATGGAATAAAGGACTTCCTCAAGGAGAACTGCCCTCTTTAAATCCTGAGCTGCCAAATGATGAGAATGCTAAGAATTCAAAAGATTTTGAACTTTCTCTTTTTAGGCCAATACAAGAACGACTTTTTGGTCCGACTATAGATCTTAGCGATCCTGAGCTAACTCCCGGATATAAAGCGCCAAATATTCTTATTAACGATTATGATAAAGACGACTTCGGTAGAGGTCTTAACAGAAAAATTTCCAATCCGCCAACTCTTTTAGGGGAGATAGATAGAAACGCAAAAGTATATACTGTATTAAACAAAGAGTGCGTAGCTGTTCAAGTAAATATCAAAGTCCCTAGACTGCTAGAAACTCTGGCTGATGACCCATTCGATAACGTTCAAGTGCCGCCCGCGGGTAAAAGACGGCAAACATTTTTCGATAAGAAAATGAAGCATAAAGAGGCTCAGCTTACTTTCGGAAATGGAGACGTTAAAGCAAGAAAAATAAGATATCAAATATACACAAGGCCAATATACGACACCAGAAATGTCACCTTGTCTTCTACGAAGCCGGGTGATCTTTTTATTCCTTGGAAGACGGTACCGGACGTAGATGACACTATTTTTGGAAAAATTGAAGAGCCTTATGTCAGGAGTATCGAAATAAATTTTAATACTGGACAATGGAAAAACGAACTTCCTAGATTTAGTAAGAACTACAAGTTCTTTCAAGGCTGGCAAATTAAGATAATTAGATTAACTCCAGATTCTGTTCACTCATTTTTAAAAAATGAATCTTTTGTAGACTCTTTAGTTGAGATATATGATTCTGTGATTAGGTATCCTTATTGCGCGATGGTTTATTCTAAATTCGACGCAGAATTTTTTAATCAAATACCTCAGAGATCTTACGAGTGTAAGTTGCTTAAAATTAAAATACCAAATACTTATGATCCTATAAAAAGAACTTATACTGAATCTTTAGGTTATTGGGATGGCTGTTTTAAGCATAAAAAAGAATGGACTAATAACCCAGCTTGGTGTTTTTACGATTTAATAACTAATAATAGATATGGTTTAGGAGACTATATTGACCCCAATACAGTAGACAAATGGACTCTTTATGAAATAGCTAAATATTGTGATACGTTAGTATCTAATGATCGTGGCGGTCTAGAACCTAGATTTACTTTAAACCATATTATAGTCTCGAGAGAAGAAGCTTATAAAGTAGTCAATGAACTAGCTTCTGCATTTAGAGCTATTGCTTATTTTGCTTTTGGGAATATATATGTGAGTCAAGATTCTCCGAAAGTGCCTAAGTATTTATTTAATAACTCAAACGTTGTAGAAGGCTCATTTGTTTATTCTTCATCTGCTAAAAAAGCCAGACATACCGTTGCTTTAATTAGGTATAACGATAAGCATAATATGTATCAGCCTTCTATTTGTTATGTCGAAGACCAATTCGGCGTTCAAAGGTATGGCATAAGAGAAATTGAAACTAGTGCCATAGGTTGCACAAGCGAAGCCCAAGCAAAAAGATTTGGAGAATGGATTCTAAGAAGCGAGCTATTACAAACAGAGACGGTTCAATTCACAGCTGGCACAGAAGGGGCCTACTTACGTCCCGGAGATAATATTAGTATTTATGATGAGCATAGAAATGAAAGAAAGTTAGCCGGAAGAACTATTACTGTTGAAGAAGTAGCTACAGGACTTGCACCTTCAGGAAT